AGCCCCAGCAGCATCCCAAGCAGCATCCCTAGCAGCATCCCTAGCAGCAGCCCAAGCAGCATCCCAAGCAGCAGCCCTAGCAGCATCCCTAGCAGCATCCCTAGCAGCAACCCTAGCAGCAGCCCAAGCAGCAGCCCAAGCAGCATCCCAAGCAGCATCCCTAGCAGCAGCCCTAGCAGCAGCCCAAGCAGCAGCAAGTTCGTGCTTGGTGGCTACCCCTTTATTGTAAAGTCTTGCTACTTTAATAGCTTCCCAACTCCTGCTGTCTTTAACTTTTGCTTTGCTTAAAGCCCTCTCTGCACAATCACAAGCAAATTCTCTCAATACATATTCCGCATTACGGGCATCAACCAGTGTCCTCTTACTAGCTACCGACTTATTGGTATCCTTTATAATAGTACCTGAGACTTCCACGATGCAAGCCATATCCCCAGGTGCATATTGTAACGCATCATACCAACTAGGGCTTGAGTGATAACCCCTTTGGCAAAGTTTAATCTCCCCCTTAATCTCCCTTGTTTCCCCTATTGTCCAAGCCTTTTCCCTACCCTCCCCACTTTTCATATTGTTCTTTAAGAAATGATAAGCTTTCATTATTCCTCCTTATGTTTAATCTTCTTATCAAGGCACTCATCGCAGTACCTTCTCCGGCTACCCTGTTTTACTGAGAATTTCTTATTGCAAGCCTCGCAACGATAGACCACTTTTGATTCAGTCATTTAATCTCCTTAGTGGTTAGCTTTTTACAGGCACACAATTGACTTGCCTTTCTTTGGAATAGCAATATACCTCTTTCTGTTGGCACTGCGGTTTGTTGTTTTTACCTACCATTGGGAGATGAGGTAATCTATGAGGGCAAGTTTCTATATCGCAGTGTGGAGTCCAATTACACATTACCTTTTTCATTCCTTTTTACCTCCTTAATAGGTTAGTTTATCGCTTGTCTAGCCAAATCACCTATTCTATTTAATTGGTCAGGTGTGAAGACTACCCTGTTAGTCCCATCTTCTTGCCCTGTGATAGCAGAAAGCCCAATGCCGTGATTGTGAGTAATGTCCAGTACCTCATCAAGTGCTAATAAACACTGGATAACATACTCGGCACTTTTTCTTAACTGTGAGTCTTCAAGATGTTTGTCTCTTTCGTTTTCCCAATAAGCTATGCGTTTGTTTAGTTTCATTTCCTTACCTCCTTTACTTAACCTCTTAATAGTGGGCGGGTATATTTTTATTTTATCGGGCTTTAATCGGTTCGTTGACGGCTATTATATTGTCTTCATCTTCCCAAGGTACTAGCGCCACTCTGATTATATTAGCTAATCCTCGGTGGTGCTTCTCAATAATATCCTCGGCTATCTTCCAAGCCTCTTGCCGTGTTTCCGCTTGAATGGCGAGAACTATCTCTGTTTCCCACTTTTTCAATGCTTTACTCCTTTCTACCCGCCCACTATTCAGTTGTTAAGGTACTACCAATCACTCTCAATATAGCACACTCTATAACCATTGTTTCTTACCGCTTTTTATCCTTATTTCCGCACAGTCATCGCAGTATTTTCTCCGTGAACCTTGGTTAGTTTGAAATGGTTCTCCACAAGCTAGACAATGAAAAATCGTGGTAGAAGTGGGGAACTCATAGCTTACTATATGATATTGGTTCCAATAATCAGGGTTGTCCTTAAGGTCTTCTATCGGTATCTGTGCTACCGGCTCTGCCTTACCTTTAGCCATAACCAAAACAGTTGCTTTACCAAATTTCAATAACTTCCTAAGTTGACCATAAGTAAAAACTATATGATTATCTTTAAGTAACTTTACTTCGTAGCCAGAGCCATTCTGGTTAATAAAGTCTGGACTATCCCTGCGTTGGAATACTATCTCACTATTATCTGGCTGTTCTATCAACCATTTATATGCCAGCTCTTCTGTTTGGTTCATTTCTTACCTCCTGCATACAATATACCACTCCGTAACCACATTGTCAAGCCCTTTCGGACTTATTTTAACTAATCCCGGGAATGTTATCCTTTTGGCTCGCTCATATGTTCTATTTGAGCCTACTACTTAACAATCTTTATTAACCCTGTAAAAAGGCTTGACAATAGTTCGGGAGTATGATATAATACTGGTAATTAGGTATAGTGTGTTATAATAAGTAGCCAGAGGCTTACAAAGGGAAAGGGGAGAGGCTCTAAGTGCTTTACTAGCACGCAGAGAGGCGGGAGACTCCTTATTGTTACCTAGTTGCAGGGGAGGTCTATCTTGAAGAAATCTACCAGAGTTGATTTTAACAAACAATGGGAGAATATGCAATGGTCTTTAAAGAACGGCCCCGTGGTTATAATCAAACCCACTAAACCACTAGATGTAGACAAAAACCCTTGACTTTTACTATATGCTGTGGAATCGCTTGACATCCTGGGTGTATTGTGGTATAATACACCAATGGAGAACTTGAAGGACGCTAAAAAGGTGATAGCGGCCCAGACCAAGTTCCTCCGGACTAATCAACAAAATTAGGTCATGTGGGATATGTCACCTTAAACCGTGACGCTGCGCAGGCGGGAGGGATGCCAGTCTAATTAACTACTATAAGGATGTTTATGAAACTAACTGTAAGGAATGAGCAGTATGCTCAATTGCTATTCAAGGGTATGTCTCAATACGATGCCTATATGACTGTCTATCAACCTCATTACGCAAGATATGCTGTGGATATTAACGCTTCCCAGCTTGCTAACTCGGCTAAGCTGAAACTAAGGCTTGCGGAATTGCGTAATTGCGTAACTGCTCAATCTATCGCTACAGTCACTGAGAGGCAAGAGCGGTTGACTACGTTCATTAGGGAAGATTTAACATCTCCTAGGACGGGTAATCCTGCTCGTATGTCCAACATTGCCGCTGTACAGGAATTAAACAAGATGACACACGTGTATGAAGAGCAGATAGCACCCAACATTAACATAGCGTTTGTTATCGGGAAGGGGTACAGGGAGTTACCCAAGTTAAAGGACAGGGACGATGCCGCTGAGTAAGAAAAAAATGAGAGACCGCAAGAGATTGGCTCGACTTCTTGTTAATCCCTACTTACCAGAGGAATATAAACAAGAGCTAAGGAAGGATGACGCACTACGATTGAAATCTAATGGCATAAAAGAAGTTACGGATAATACAGCACCCCCTGTTCTTGACGCTAGTGGTGAGGTTATACCGGAGTATTATTAAGGAGGGATAAATGAGACCTGAAGGGTGGCCCAAGTGTCCTTGTGATGATTGCAAAGACAAAGTAATAGACTATTATGGTTACTTCTGTGACCTTAGTTGTGGGAAGAGGTCTGCATGGAAGCAGAGGGAAGCGGGAGCTGATGCTTATGAGGCAGCTCTATTGAAGATGGGTAGTTACATCAATGATGGTGAGTTCTATTGTTGCCCGTGTGAAGTCTGTAAAACTGGTGAAGATTGCGAAGCCATTGGGTCTGGTTATCTAGTCTTCATACCAGATAGTAGGGCGTGCCTTGATAAGGTATTGGTGTAGAACCTGAGGTAGTCCAGCTGGACTACTTCCACTTAGGGTTAAGGACTTGTTTGGTGTGTTCGTGGTGTGGGACTATGGTAGAGCAGAAGGAGGAGAAATGACTGAGTTAAGCCGAGAGGTACTATTGGCAAACACAAGGATAAGGTCTGGTCAGGTAGGAGGCAGCGGAACAGTTGTCTACTCCAAGAAAGGGGAGACTGGGTATTCAACGTACATATTAACCAATCATCACGTAGTAGACAATAGTATCAAGACTGAGAAGAGGTGGAGTCCGCTCTTAAAGAGGGAGATAAAGAAGGACATCTTTTCTACAGTAGAGACACACTTCTTTAAGTACCAGTACCAATCAAGGTATGTAGGAGCCACCGCTATACAGACTGACATAATGACCTACGATAAGGATGAGGATTTAGCCTTATTAAAGTTAAGGGATGAAGATGCACCTCCATCGGTAGCTAGGTTATATCCGAGGGGTGAAGAGTCCAGGTTAAGGTTAGGTATGTATGTCAATGTCTTGGGGGCTGCGTTAGGTGAACCTCCGATATACACCGATGGTAGGTTAGCCCAGTTTGGCAGAGAGATAGAGAACAAAGAATACTGGATTTCTACCGCTCCTACGATTTATGGTAATTCAGGGGGGGCCTGTTATTTAGAAGAGACAGGTGAGTTGATAGGAGTCCCAGCTAGGATAGCAGTAGCAGGTGGAGTGTTCAGTTCCGATGCTATAACTCATCTAGGGTTCATCATACCCATAACGAGGGTGTACCAGTTCTTAGATGACCAGCTGTTTAGATTTATCTATGACTCCAACTATACAGAGGAGAATGAGTTAAGAGAAAGAGAGCGGAGGCAGAAAGAAGAGGAGAGGAAGATGGCAGCCAAAGAAGATACCGGTCAAGAGGAAGAGGAGGTTACTGACCCTAGGGATACTGAGTAAAGTATGGTAGTAGAGACACGACCAAGGGTTGACTTAATCTGGGAGTCGATAAACGAGCAACAGGACAAGTTCGTGGATACTACAGCGTCCCGTGCCCTGTTCTCTGGTGCTTTTGGTGCCGGCAAGACAATAGCCTTATGTGCTAAGGGGATTAAGTTGTCGATGGACTATCCTGGTAACTTTGGTTATATCTGTCGTAAGACACGTAACAGCATCAAACTAAGCACCTTAAAGACGTTCCTTGACCTTATATGTCCTAAAGAACTAATAGCGAGTTACAACAAGAGTGACGGGTTAATCACGTTAGTCAATGGGTCGCAGATATTATTTGGTGGCTTAGATGACCCGTTAAAGCTAGGTTCACTGGGTGCTGGTGGTATAGGGTGGTGTGGTATAGATGAAGCCATAGAGTCAGATGAAGATGACTGGAATATGTTGGAGGGTAGGTTAAGGCTCCCTGGTGTACCCCACCAGATATTCGCTGCTACTAACCCTGGACCGCCTAGCCATTACTTATACAGGATGTTCTTTCAAGAGGGTAAGGGGGTAGTATATCAAGCCTCATCGTTTGACAATCCAGCATTACCAGATGACTATAAGGAAAGGTTAAACGAGTTTGAGGGGGTGTACAAAGACAGGTATGTAATGGGGTAAGGGGGGGGGTGGGGGGGGTTGGGTTCAGGGGCTTTGGATGAAAGGCAAGGTTGGTTACGGAGGTTGGTTATAGACAAAGGTGGCAGGGAAATG